TTGTCTGCAAGACCGCTAATATTTCCTTCTTTGCTGATGTATATTACAGATGCCATTTTATTTTAGTGAGTTGACCGTTCTCTATTGTCGAGCTCAACTGGTTTGTTGATCTCGTCTGTGAGTACTCTAGTGCTTTCGTCAGCATTACCCAGAGCCCGTTCAAGGTTCCTTGTAACTTCCAAACACGAGGAACCGTAGCCTTCAACTTTTTCAACAAGTACATTTCCTTCCTTGTCGATTTTAAACGTCATTTTCTTAGACATATAGCATTGATTCTTTCAAGAAGCGTCCTGTGCTGTCGTATGCGAATTTGATACGCACTGTGTGTGATTTCTCTCTAGGACACTGCACAACGTATGTTACCACCGCGGTAGCTGTATTATTGTCTTCTTCAGAAGGCACGATCTGATGATATGGGATGTGCATTTCCCATCGCATAGGTTTTTCACCTGACGGCGTTTCACAGTCTCGCGCTAATGTTTCTTTAATCGAACGAGCCAATTTTGATTTGAGACCATCGAAGTCTTTGTTAAGTAAGATTGCCATATTATTATTCCGCTACTACCACTAATTCACCTGACGCTAGTTCTGAGACTTTATAAGATAAGTCCTCATACTTTAGCTGTTTTTGCAGCTCGCTTAGAGCATACCCTTGCTTGATGTCTTTTAGATTACTACCAAGCTGCTGTCCGATGCTGCGATCAAAGAAATCGCAAACAAAGTAGGTCGTCCCGTCAGAGTCAACATTGACACCGACATCATAACCTCCAGGCGTTGGATTTTTAGCTACGTACTGGTGCACCTCATTTCGTCGAGGATCACTAGGATACGTATTGCATTTCTCATTCTCTACAATCTTCCAACCACGCTGCTCGAACTGGGCTAGTAGATTTGAGATGTTAGTGAACGCTGTTTTGATATTTACTGCGTGACTCATAGTATTGTTATTTTGTCGTAGGTGCCTGCAAGCTGAAGTTTGAGTTCGACTACTTCTTTTGTGTCGAACGTAGTCTCCACAAGCTTTGCAAAGTCATTGTAGGTCATCTTGGTTACGTCTTGCACGTTATCTTTTATCAGCATGATTTCAATTTCTGTCTCAGATATGTGAACAATGTCGCCGTTTGCCACCTCGATGTATGGCAATACGATTTCATAGCTGTCTCCTCTGAATTTTACAGAGAGTGTGTCATAGCGTGGAGGCTCTGCAAGTAGACTGTCTTCTTCGTCGTTGTTGTACATTTAGATTTCTAGTTTACGGAAATATTCTCCAGATACGTTTGCTACGTCGGAGAGGCTCTTAGCCTGATCAACTACAGATGATAGGTGCTGCCGGAGCAGTCCCAACGCATCCTTGTCTTTGTCGAAATTATGTTCACCGTTGAGCATTTTCTCGACTTTAGCTAGTTCTGTTTCGATAGCTTTGTCATCCACAAAGTTCATATCTCTGAACTCTTGAATTTGCTTTAGCAATGTCTTAATGTTGGTTTCAGACACTACCTCACGCTTGTTGATCTTATTCAAGGCTACCGAGCAGTGCTCTACAACTTTAGAGCGAAGCGTGTTTGTCACCTCGCCCACAAAGTCATGAATCTTGCTCATGTGTGTATCGAGCTGCTTCTTGTACTCTTCCTTGTGCGCAGTCAATGCTTCTTGTTTCACCACAGCCACAGCTTGTTCACGATCGATCTCACCCTGCAGATCAATTTCTTTAAACTCTGACGGCAGGGCAATCTCAAAGGACACAATATCAAAATGAAACTTCTTCTTGAGATTTGCTACACTGGGATAGTAGCTTTCAAGATTCTCAATATTGACAGTGTCTGTGTGTCCTTTGTAGTACTCAAGAGCCTCAGCTTTATAGTCTTCATATTTTTCAATAAACTCGTCCACCATCTGCGTGTACTCTGCCTTCATCTCAGTCAATTTAGTGAACACCTCGATATACTTTGTCTTCGGCACAAAGTGCGCCTGGTTGACTAGAGGAAAATCAAACGAATTGCTGTATAGATACTTCCTAGCCTTTTGCTCAAAGGTCTTGAACTTGTTGTATACTGCTGGCTTGATTAGCATTTTCTTCCCGAGCTTGATCGTCTCGGGTAGTTGCTTGTCAAGCTTGATGTCCTCTTCGGTGAGGTTGTAACTCATTCCCCACATGCCGATGTGAATTAGTGTAAGTCTTCCGTCCTGAAATACTTTGTCATAGTAGTTTTGGAGGGTTTCCGTAATTTTGTACTCGTTACTCATATTATTCTTCGTTACCAATTGCAATACTTAGCTTGCGCATTGTTTTCTGGACATCCGCCACAGGATCTCCTTTACTCGTAACCATCACAAGCTTACCTTGTGCCTGTTTACGCATCATTTTTAGGTCTTCTTCATGGCTCACTGCAAACGGAATAAATTCCGCTAATACTTCCATGACATGACTGTCTGTTACTTCTTCTTTGTTATCAAACGCCTTGTACAAGGCATCCTTGAACACTTCTTCGATTTCTGCACCAGTGAAGTTTTCAGCTCCGTTAACAAGTGTCTTCAGGCTGAAGTTCAATGGATCGCGCCCATACTTTTTGATCACCACATTAAAGATCTCTCGACGCTCTTCGGCTGTAGGAAGGTCTACCCAGAACAGCTGGTCGAAGCGCCCCTTACGAATCAACGCTGGAGGCAATAGTGTGTGATTGTTTGTGGTTGCTACAATGAATGCTGGATTCTTGCGGTCATTTAGCCAAGTAAGAAAAGTGCCAAAGATCCTTGAGCTTACGCCTGAGTCTCCGCCACCGCTTACTGCGTTGTTACTCAACGACTTCTCAATTTCATCGATCAAAATGACACACTTACCAATACTCTCAACCGTCTTGATCATCTCACGCATATTCTTCTCGCTGTTACCTACCAGTGAGTCAAACATACTACCGATATCCAATGCAAACAAAGGACAATCAAATTCCTTTGCGATTGCTTTACAAATAAGGCTTTTCAGTATTGTTATCCTATGGGCTTTTTATCCCATAGTTCTATATCTTACTATTCGATATAGCTCAGCATATCTTTTCATCCACTTGGGATGTTGAGGCCTCTTGGGAAGATTATATCTTTTCACTTCCTATGCGTTGCGGCTGGTGCAGCTTTGCTACACCTTCACCTCTGATTAGCATTTCAGCCTTCCAGATTTTTTCCTCAATTATCAGCAACAGATTGCTCTATTGCGCGGCAAATTGTTTTTTTATAAAAGCCATCAAAAATATCCTTTTTTCTCTCAAGAAAGACGGTCGCGTCTTTATACATATAGTCATATAATCCTTCAACACTAGCGTTTCCCCCCTTCTGAAGAACACAAGATTTTTGCTTCGCCCTTTGCGAAACACCCACCGCAGTGTAATTTGAAATGTTGTCGCAAAACACTGCCTGTATACCTCTTAGCATAGCTTCAGTTCCTTCAAAACTACAACGAATTTGAGGTTCTTTATCATTATAGGTATATACACCTACACTACCATCACCGTCAAAATAACCACGGATAAAATGGTTGTGTAGGTTGTGTGGCACTTGTTCTTTTGTTGGGAACGATAGCGTCAATGATTTTCTAGGAGGACAACCTAAGGCAATTAGCTGTGAGTATATGCACTGATTCGATAAGCTAATCCGTACAGCTTGATATACTTTACCTTTAGTTTTAATTTCTTTATATGCTATAGGTAAAGTCGTACATACTAAATCCCTCAGTTTTACCATATGTGCAATGTCTGTAGACTTTAAAGATAACTCTACTTGAGGTTTTTTTAAGTCTAGGGAGCCGTCGGCATATAGAAAACCTAACCAGTAAGCACTTGCTTCGCTTCGGATCTCATTAAAAAGCTCGCTGTTATAGTCATGCTTTTGATTATTCTGTACAATAGTTATTCCGGATGCCTTGAGCGCTCTTGCCAATGCATGCCTTTCAAACCCGTACTTATCTTGCAGCTTGGTTAATGAATTGCCTGCTAAATAGTCTTTCTTAAGTTCTTCTATATTGGATATTCTTTTAGCCATACCTAAGTATAGCTTAGCTTTTGCAAATTACAACAAAATATTACCGGTACCAGGAACACTTGCCAACAGCATACCTTTAGGCATTGGTAGATTATATTCCCTAGCTTCTTTGGAATAACCATCTTTACGGGCCGTGAGCCACTTCTTCAATCCTTGCATACCGCCAACATTATCAAACGATACGTTAGGCTCCATATATGTAAGCAGTCCGCCTTTTTTAAGTTGAGCGATCTTTTCCTGGAACACTGCATTCACGAACTCTTGATTGAATTCTTTAGCAGTGATGATGCCTAGCGAGAAAGCGTTCTCAACCTCGCAGTGAGTCATGCCTTTTGCAGCCTCTACAGCCGCTTCCGCAACGCTCTCAGTTAATAGTAATTCAGGCTTTTCTGCGGCAGCGCGGCCACCATTAACAGAACCTACAATATAGTCCAAGCGCTCACGAACAGCTTCGGAGTCAGGTAGGCTATAGTCTAGTAATTGAATCTCCTTTATTAGCTCCCCAGGCACATTGAATTTATGCCCTACAAACACAACCATATTATTCAAACTTTTCAACCAATTCCAAGCATTCCTGAGAAGTCGGATATTGATCACCTTGTCAAAGTGAAGATGAAAATCTTTTAGAATAAAGATGTTGTTCTCTTGTCGATACCTGGACAGATACTCTAATAGATCTGTGGAGGTTGCTGTGCTTGCTGGGTGTGGAGTGTCGTTAACCCCTGCATGATGCTGCAAGCCTCGTTGAGCGTCCCAAACATGCACAGAGACTCGTGGGTGCGTGGATACCATACTTGTGACCTCTTGAGTGAGTCGGCTTTCTTCGTGGGTAAGAACGAAAAGACCAGGATATGAGGCTTTGTGATAGTTTGCTAGTTTATTAATGAAGTTCATGATTTTGTGTGGATGCTATGAAGTTATTTTTCTTGATCTGCTTTGATAGTTCGCATTCTTGGACGTTAAAGAAGCCCAGAATGTCTGATATCATCGAGTGATGTATCGTTATGCCAGCTCTGCTTGCTCTGGCTCTGTAATATTGCACCTGAGACGGGTGCATATTCTTTTCTATCCAGCGTACTGCAGTAAGCAATACGTGCTCTGCTGGAGGTGGCGGTTTTACCTCCTCCGGCTTTTTTGCTTGCGGACTTTTTTCAGTCCTAGCCGCTTTAGGTTTGTTCTTAGCTCCTTTTGGTCTGCCTCTGTGCTTGATCACAATGGCGGCTGCTGGAGCTGCGGGCGACTTAGGTTTGTTTTTTGCTCCCTTTGGCCGGCCCCTACTTTTAATCTGCTGAATGCTAGTCTTCAGGGTACTCTGCTTCGTCCTCGGTACGGCTGTTTTCAAGCCCCTTTTTTCTAATTTTCCTGTCATGTGATTTTGCTACATCGGTGTAATACCGGCCCTCGAATTCAACTTTTTCGACGCGTTCGTAGCGTTTGCTTTTATCTCTAACTTGATATTTGCGAATGGTCTTACTCATGATAGGACCATTATAGCACTAACGTTTCGGCTTGTAGACCCTATAATGCTTTTTTATCTTGCTGTTATCTCCACTATAAAAGATACTGGCTAGAGCATCTAGTGAGCCTGCGAAAAAGTCGAACAGCGCATTCGGCGCGGTTTGGTTGATTTCTTTGTTATTTTTTTTCCTGTTGCGATAATGACTACCCATAATAAAATTACAGACACTATTGAGAAACTGCTTCGGAAAAATAATCCGAAGTCTGCGTTTCTTGCTCGACAGCTTATTTTCTCGGTACTGCCTCCCTCTCATTTTGTCGAGAACTACTTGTATGATAATGAAGGGCGGCTGCAAAAATTGGATGCTTTCCCGATGCTAAAGCATATTTATGATAATATGCCTCAGAAGTTGTTACTTAAATGCAGTCGTAAAACTCTAAAGAGTACACTGATTAGTAACATTATTTGTCTTAATTTGATTAGATGGAATTATTTTAAAATGATGTACGTCGGGCCCCAGGAGCTAACTACTAAGTATTTCTCAAGTAATTATATTCCTCCCAGGTTTGAGAGCCCAAAGATTAAAAATTTGTTGGTAAAAGGATGGTTTAAAAATGATGTGTTTGAAAAGATTTTGGATGATACGCATAGTAGTGTGTTGTTTAGATATGTAAGTGATGATGCTACAAGAACTCGTGGTCCGGCTATTGATGAGGTCGTGTACGACGAAATTCAAAACATTGAATATGATCAAATACCGATCATTCAAGAAACGATGGCGATGAGTCCATACAAACGAGAAATATTTGCAGGAACCCCACTGGATTCTACAAATACAATTCAGAGAATATGGAACTCAAGCAATCAACTTGAATGGATGATGAAGTGCACAGGATGCAATCATTGGAATTCTTTAACGGAAGGTAATGATCCATTAAAGATGATTCAGCCTCACGGGTTTAGTTGCAGTAAGTGTAGTAAGATTATAAGTTCTAGAGATGGTGAATGGGTGAGTATGAATCCTAGCAATTCTTTGTTAACTGGCTATCATCTTGCTCAACCCTTGTTGCCTCATTTCAACGAAGACCCCAAAGAATGGAAGGAAATCTATGAAAAGGTGCATAGCGGTAAAAACGAGATGCGCGTGATCATGAATGAAACTTTCGGCCTCACATATGATATAGGATCAAAACCAATCGCGAAAGAGGAGCTACTTAAGCTCTGCGTGCTAGGTCCACAATTTGAGGCTGGTAACGAAAACAACTTAACTATTTTAAATAAAAATAAAAGCGATTATCGTGTTTATACTATGGGGGTCGACTGGGGGGTTAGTATGGCACAATCTCGTACAGTTGCGACCATGGGGGCAGTTCGTTCTGATGGAGTATTTGAGGTTTTTTTCGCTAAAGTATATCGAGGGTTTGATCATGAGGCACACATCAGAGACATTGCTGACCGGGCTAATGGTGTAGGTGCCTTTTGTGTTAGTGACTCAGGTCCTGACCCTATACGAGGAATCAAGCTATGTGAACTCACAAGTCCTCAGAGATCTCAATTAGCTGCCTATAGACGCAGTAAGGTTGTGCAGTATTTTGACTCGGGCAAATACGACTGGAGACAGAACCGCTGGGTGCTGCACAGATCAGACGTTATATCACTAGTTATTCGCCAGCTTAAAGCAGGCAAAATACTATTCCCACAATGGGATGATGTGTCTGACTATATGCAAGACATTATGAACGTATTTATCGAAGTCCGGGACGGTCTGTATGGTCAAGAACTAGTCTACGACCATCACCCCAAACAGCCAGATGATGCTATGCACAGCCTTGTATTTTCACTATGCGCGGCATATATGGCTATTGGGGATGCTGGTCTCACCGGCCCAAGCTCGTCGTCGAACGATATGTTCCTTAACGGCTAGGCCCCAAAGCCCACCCGACGCACTACAGGTGCAACGTAGCCTGTATCTACTTCCATATTGTAGATGTCTGCTAGTGTACTGTCTTCTGTTACTTTGCTGCTGTCTGCACCAATGGACTCTGCCAGACGTTTGGATTGTTCTACCGTGAGCTTTTTGAACTCATAGCTATGCCGCAATCTACCCTTACGCAACAACGCAGCATCGAGCTTTTCCTTTTCTACGTTAAAGGTAGCGACGACACTGATGTTTAGTGCATTACCGATGAAGCCGTCTGTGAGATTCAGAATCGTGGATACAACGTCTGAGTTCTCAGATGTCTCTCTGGACAATAATGCTTTCTCGGCATCTTCAATCACAAGAATAATATCCTTGTTTTCCATAAGCAGAGGAATCATGTCTGGGCTTACCAACTGATTAATCATACCCACAGGGATATAGGCAATCTTTCTTTTTACCTCACCAGACAACAGATGCTTCACATAAGAGGACTTGCCTGTGCCTGGAGGGCCATGGAATAGGTACAAGCCAGACTTATCGTTATTCAGACTATTCACAATCTTCTCATGCAGCTCTGGGAAACTTTCCCCATAGTTTAACTCAAGATTCATAGAAACCTCAGGCATGGGTAGCGCAGTGAATGCTAGGTCACCATAACTGTTGGCGAGCATATATATCTTTGCCTTATCTTTAAGCTTATGCTGCTCAAGCAAGTCGATGATTACCTTTGTATGCTCTTTATCACGACATGCCACACGCACACCCACAGTAAGGTCTTGTAGAGCCTTTTCCTTGTCTGATAGTACCGGTCCTCCGTGCATGATTATGGTATTGTCGTAGAATAATCTATGCCCATCTTGGGTTTTATAGGCTATGTTCAGGAAAATACCCTCGTATATTGTATCGTCTTTACCTATCCATACACCTTCCTCTAATAGCCTGTCTCCCACTTTATTTAGTGTAGAGCAGAACAATTCAAAGTTTTCCTCAATAGGTGCCAGACAAGTCATCTCGAACTCATCAGAAAAACTAAGCATTGTTGGAAGAACGCCATGAATATGGTTGTATACATACTCTAGTCTCTTTGAATGTGAGTCTCCAGGCTTTGCATAAAAGCTGTTGCCTATAGTTTCACGATTGTTTAATTTGTGCATTGTTTTAAATATGCTTCTACTATTTTGATTTTTTCATCGAAGATCTCTTGAAGAGCTTCGTTCTTTTCTGTATCGCTACCATCACGCTCCCGCATAATTGCTTCTGGGAATAATGTTGGAGGTTTATGCATTCCATAGTCGTGGAATATTTGACCAGCGTACACTCTAACTTCGGGAGAAAAGTCTAAAGATTCACCACGAATCAAATATGCCTCTGTGAGTCCCAGTATCAGCTCCTCAGCTTCTAATGGGTCTAACTCTTCCAGGTGAGCATGCTGATGATTGAACAAATGGTTGAACGTCTCAAACACACTTATGAAATTCTCATAGGTGTCTGTTGTGAGAAGTGTGATTGCTGCCTGCAGCTTATCTGATTGCGTGTCTGATAGTTCGCAATCAAAATCACGCTGCAGTTCAGCTTTCAAAACCAAAGGTTCCCACTCAAAGCATTCGTTACCGTATTCCTTGATCGTTAATCGAAGGAGTGCGATGGCTGGTGATTTGTCGTCGGATAGTATTTCTTTTTTAGTCTTCATCCTTTAATTATAGTTTGTTATGACCCCTAGGTCTACCTGGAATATCCCTGCTACACCAGCACCCCATCCTTGAAGAATTGGGCGGCTACCGCCTCATATGCAGTGTTAATAGTAGGCATCCATGTCATGACGTGTTCGATCGGTATACTATCTTCTGCTCTAGTTCGATAGTCCACACCAAATGGTGGTTTTAACGTTACTCGGGGTTTTCTTGATATCGTGTGCGGTGAGGTATGCGCCCATTGGGTTTCATCTATTATCTGCTCTTCCAACGGCTGCACGATCTTGATCGAGCTGAATTCTAGTGATGGTCTGTATAGTGCTAATATAGGATTTGTTGCCGTGATCCGATAATCATTTCTGTCAACAACGGTCCGGGGTTCGTCATCAAAGTATCTTCTCAAAATAAAAAAATTAAATTCAAAACGCTTCAGATATTGTCTTGTGTATCTTACCAAATTACTAACATTGACGATTACAGGTTTTCCTGTACGCATCGCCTCGTTATACATCGTTGTTTGATTGTGATGTCCATGCGGCTCGATTCCGCGTTTCTTTAGGTATTTACTTTCTTGCCAGAGTAGGTGTACGTCGTCTTTCGTAAACATAAAAAAAGCCCGGAGGATTAGTCCGGGCTTGTTAAGTTAATATTATAGCTAGTTTATATGTCCTGGTGCGACGTTTCCGCAGTTTCTACAGCTACAGGAATTGATGTGGATGTTTCTTCGTGGGGTGTAACCGGTACAGAAAGATGCTCCATCTCTAGCAGCTTTTCATGCATAGCTAGTGTGGCGTTCAACAATTCTGTAATCTGCTCTTCACTAGCACCATATCTTTTAGAACTGGCTTTAAATGCTGCAACATATTGAGGATCCGGATTTGGCATATATGATTAGTTAATTGGTCGAAGTCCTGTAATTTCTTCAAGAAGCTTTACATCGCTTCTTGGCATTGTAGGAAGAATGTCTGCGATCTTCTCTGGGCTCGAGGGGTCAATTCCACAATCGCCGAATGCTTCTTCATACTGATCTTTGCTGATCTTTGTGAGATCGTCCAGCTTATACTTATCACCATGAACCTCGACGTAGCTCAAATCTGATGCAATCTTAGTGATCTGTTCTGTGAAGATACGATCCACAGGGTCTCCAAGAATCTGTGCAACTTTTACATTGTCGTAAAGACCTTCCATGTTCTCGATGTCGAAAAGCACTTCAGCGACCTTCATCACTTCTTTCAGGTCTGTCATGTTGCTGAGGTCTTTGCTTATGCTTTCATAAACCTTCTTATGGGCTTCTTTAGTGAGCTTTGTGCTTCTACGCCAAATTTCGTTAGACAGATTGGTGAGGTCAGGATAATACATCCCAGCATACTTCAAAAGCAGCTCAGGCAAATCATCAACTCCTAGTTCTCCGGCTGCCTTGACAAAGTTTTCAGCAGATTTAACCCTGATGTCGAACGGGAATTTGCTGATGTTCTTGGTGAATGCTTCGGCAGACTCAGAAAGATCTTGCGCAGTCTTTACAGGATAAAGCTGCACAGGGACACTCATACCAGAAACATTAAAATCTACCATGTAGTTTTCCACATAGTCAGATGCTTGCTTCTCATTAAAGCTGCGATTGTAATCTACCAAATCTTCAGAGATTTCAAAGATCTCAGCAGCCTTTTCAATGTTGCTTTGTAGTTGACCTGCATAGTCTTCTCCGTATAGTTTAACTATATCAGCGCGCTTATTCATGAAGTAAGCGTTACTCACATAAACTCTAGATGGACTATTAATGGGATATATCATCCGCTCACTATCAGCAAAAGCCGTTTTAGGTAGCTTCCGAAGCTCGACGCTGTCGTCTACCTCTGCAGTCTTAACGTACTCAGGTAAGTCTACATGGGCTGTGATGTTGTATAGTTCTTTGCCTGAATAGTCTGTGCTTGCATCAAAGTTGTAAATACTCATAATTAATTTTATTATACTATGTTGTTAAATTCTTTCAATTCAAAAATAAACCTACCTAGTGTTGTGTCTAAACTAGGTGGAAGTTCGGCCGATTTTGATTTCGTTCGTGTGCCTATGTTTGGTTGGTATGCTCGTTCCAAGACCAGTGATTTTGTTGGAAACATATTCGATTTTTTTCCTATAGGTGATTGGAGCAGATTGTATCGAATAATATGCAGAGACTTCAGTGATTGTTTTGACTTCAGTTTACCCTATAGTGAGTATGCTGAAAAGAATCTTTTTAAAGATCAGACCAGAATAATGCAGTATCAGGCCTTGTGGTTGATGAGTGCTCAGGAAGCGCAGACCAGCCGGGCGAGATACCATGATAAAGTTTTGTATTTTAGAGACATCTTGAACGATATGGGTATGCCTGAGCTGCTGAACAATAAGATTGGCTATATCACTGAAAAAGTTCTAAAAGCTTTTCCTAACTTGTCTTTGGATCGAAAGTATAAATACAAAAAGACTATAGTTATACCCTCGTTCTGTTCACCCAAGCATATTTGCTCTTTAGAGCTCGCCAAGCTAAACGATATGAATGAGCGTGAAACATTGTTTCTAAACTGTGAATATGGCTGGTATGGTAAATCCGGCGTTGAGATCGTTCGTAATATTGAAGAGCTTAAAATAAAGCAGGGCAATACATGGAACTATAAAAACGACTACTGGAACAACACACCGGTCAAATTATCCACTATGCTTACTACAGAACAGCTAATCAAAATCTGGAGTGAGAACAATCATTCTTTATTTACTGAAGATCTTACCGAGTTGCTTATAGGCAAACAAGGAAATGATGATTTGCGAAACCATCTACAAATGCTCAACTACAGCCAAGTATTAGAACTTGAAAAACTGAGTGGGCAAAAACTGATGGACAGCTGGATGAAAAGCCGAGAACAGCAATTTACTGTGCAAGGCAGAACATATATTAAAAGAGACAAAGCCTATTTCCTTGTAGGTAAACGTGAAGAAGAACAACTCACAAACTTCACATTAGATATTAAAGAGATACGTAAAAAAAATGAGGATGAGTTTGTTTGGTGCGGCATGGTCTATTTTGAAGAGCATGCTGTACCGTTTGAGATGGAGGATAGATATTTTGTGAGTTGTTTTCTGTTTGCTAAAGGCATACGAAAGATGTTTCTTAATCTAGGTATAGGTATACCGTTCATAAATGAGAAGTACATTAGACAACTAATGACTATGATTCAGCTCACCTGCCACAACGTAAAAATCGTTGCACAGGCACCAGCTAAAGAAAATGAGGTCTAGAAAAACCCCAACTACCTCACAAATATAGTGAAGTAGTTGGGGCAACCCTAACCCAAATAATAAATAATTATATGAATTGCATCACCTGCACCACAAAGTTAAAGACCAGAGATCAAAAAAAGTTTTGTAGTAGGCGCTGTGCCGCTAGACACAACAATACAATTAAACCAAAAAGACGGTCAACTCGGTCTAAGATTTGTAAAGGTTGTGAAATTATCTTGTACCCGAACAAATACGGTAGACTTAATGTCTTTTGCGATGCCTGTATCGCACACAAAAAGCATCTACAAGGTAAAGATAGAAATGAAGCAACCATAGAAGAAATCGCGGCAAGAAAAGGAGCGAACCACTATGATCAAATTCGAGGTCATGCCAATAGCCTATATAAAGCAGAGAAGACCAATCCTTTGTGCCAGCGGTGCGGCTACAACAAACATATCGAGATTTGTCATATCCGCCCTATTTCTTCTTTTCCCAAAAAAACCAAACTAAAGACAGTTAACGCCAGGGAAAACATACTATTCCTGTGTCCTAACTGTCATTGGGAATTTGACCACAATCTGCTCACGTTAGGCGAGATAAATGGTAGGGGTGATGGGGATCGAACCCACTGTCGAGCGATTTAGGTTTGTGTGAGTTTCCTCACTCCCTGGACTTTGTCTTCTCCTTAGCTTGCGCCTTAGGAGGATGCCGTCAAGTCTCTACACGTTCCTCTTTCGAGGCTTCGCTCGGCGTTGCCTTAACATTTCTGTTTTAGGTTTCACCGAATTTGACATCATTCATTATATGATTTCTCGTTATAATGCACAATTTTTATGAGTCGCCTGCTTATACCATTAAGCTTCACCCCTAAAAGTGGTGGACCCGAGGGGAGTTGAACCCCTGTCCTGAACGCCTTCACTATAAACCTCTACACGTTTAGCTATGTTATTTTTATTTAGAGAAGACGGCGCCAACAAGCAGGCTACGACTTCTCGATTATCCATTATCTCGTTATGTGGAGTAGGATTCAATACTCCCACAAACCAGTCTGCTGCGTGTTACCCTGGAAAATAGCAGACAATCAATTCCAGGCACTCCTTAGGCAGCGAGGATCGCATCAGCGTCCGCGTACCCGAAGGTGGCGAGGACTGCATCAGCTTCTTCAACCGAAGGGGCGAAGTCAATGTTATTGACGACTAGCTTTGCCTAGGTGTTTTAACGAGGCCAACCAGGCTTCCTCGACGTGCAGTCTATAGTTCCAACTCTCAGTCGAAACCAGTACGGGCCCATAAAAGAAAGAATTTACGTTGCGGCAGGGTTTCTATCTTGCTACTTTCCAATTACAAGAAAACCTACTACCAGTGGGTTTGTGGTTACCGCAACGTAAAAATAGCGTCAGCAAAAGCTAATTCGCGCTATTCAAGATATTATACCATAAAAATGGCAAAAACACTGAAATTAATTTAAGTATAGTGCGGTAGGCGTATGTGCCTGTTGACCGATGGTATTTGGCGTATTAGGCCATGTTGCTTCTGCGTCACCACGAGTCAAACCTTTAGCGGTTTTAGATGCGGTCTCTGGATGTTCTGAGAAATTACTATATTCTATATTAAAGCAGTTCTGAAGTATCACATATTTTCTATCATACTTTCCTTTACCGGCACCAACACGCTCCTGTAGTAACACCTGCAGATAATATGTTCCTGCAAGCAAGCTGGCGGTAGCATTAGATGGAATCCAGATTTCATAATATCCTGATTGATTTGGTTTCGGATATACTCCATCTTCAAGAATTCCCTCCCAAGCTACGTTACCTGCTCTGCTGCTAGTTTTAACCAATACCTTAACATCAAAATCATCTGTAGAAACTGCGGATCCTTCGTGGAATAAAAAGAGGTCATATACGATATCTTCACCCTGATAGAACACATCTGGATTAGGTATGCCTTTCTCAAAAGGAATGCCTGGAATACCATCTATGGTAAGTGTGGACTCGTGCACTGACGGTGACTGACTGCGCCGTGCAATTATCTGTGATGCTTGAAGAGCTTCAAGTCCGTCAATCACAGTTTTGTACACCTGTTGACTGTCGCCTGAAGCATCAGGCATAAAAAATTGTGGCGCAGTCTCGTCAATCATATTAAACGCAAATCATTTCCAGTTTATTCAGTTCTGTGTTTCTTTTATAATAGCACAACTCAGTTAATTCTAAAATGTTTTTAATTTGTAAAAAGTCTGCGGCACCCATCGAAGACAGTATGTTTTCTGTGGTTTGCTTATTTACATCTGGGGTTGTGAAGTTTTGCTTGCCGCCACAGTTACAAGATTTCTTAGGTGCAGTGCTCAACTCCATATTATCCAGGGCTGAAAGCTTGGGCATCAGTTCAGCTAGTTTGGGATTCCCTCTAACTAAAGTTATTACTTGATTTACACTGGTAAGTACCAGTCTTCTAGGTCTATTTTGTTGCATTACGTTATAGATGGTGTGATATTGACTGGAGCGCACAAATCTGTCGACTGGAACGTTAGACCCACAAATAACGAATGAGTATTTGCGGACTCCTCTAAAGGATCTGCAAACGCACTCAACACATCACCTGTGGGTATGTTTATATTATTACCTGGGTTTAATGTAAATTTACCGTGCGTGTCTGGGGGCACACCGTTAATATACGAAACAAGCTCAGAGCAATCTAAGTACCTTGCGGGCAGGAAAGATGTACTGCAGTTCATAATCAAACCATAACTTGAGCTAATCTCCAAGTCAATCAGATTGTTTGCGATGTTTACCCTAAAATTATAGCCCTCTAAAAATTTAACATCACCAGTCAATTTGCTTACGGTAGGGTTAGGCTCAATAGGTAGTCGAGGCGCATAACCAGGAGCAACTGTCTTTTTTTCAGGTGATACGCTGATACCACTCACACCAAGCCAAGTATCATTGAATTGTACGCAAACAGTAGGTTCAGTCGATATGTCTACCACGACAAGCTGGTCGACAGGTATGCCTGAGGTTACAAGTGTTTGTGTACCGGCACCGAATACTGCAAGGCAACCGTCAGCATTCCGTACATAATAGGGATAAATCGCGTGAGCCGCATTAACAACTACAAAGGTTGTGATGATATTTTCGGCTGCGCTAAATGTCACCGTCAGGTCTCCTGAAGCATACAATAAACCTGAAAGTGACACTGGTGCAGGTAATGGTCCCAATTGCGGGTCTACGACTGTGAGGCTCACTGTAGACAATAACTGTAAATCCAATAAAAAATTGTCAGGTAAGCTATAATTCCACGTTAACGCAGTTACATTTTTACTGGCGTCCCCCAGCAAAGGGTAAGCCCTGACCTCATTTTCATTCAACCAATCTAAAACTTGTTCCATAAAATATTAAGTTACTAGTGAAGGTACGGCAAACGCTTTCGATACGCTACCCGACACAAGATCGACAGTTAAAGACTGAGAATTAAACGAAGATATTTTGATTACATCGTTTGATGCTAGATTGATATTATTGTTTAAGGGTGTAACTAGATTTATTTTTCTTAATCCTTCAGGTTTTGCGTCGTCAGCAACGGAGTGTCCTCCAACAGCATTAAATGTTACAGCGTTTAAATCCTCACTCACATTATAGAATATAGTGGAATCCTGATATGTCCTACCTAAGGTGATGTCTCCGTAGTTGCCGTCGAGAGCGTAGACGGCATCTCTTGATGGTATACCACGAACAGTGCTAACTGTAAAACTCTGATCGTATGTCAGCTTTTGTCCTATATAGTTTTCCCAAAGTACAGAGGCCCCGGATCCAAAGGTAATTGTGCCCAGATATCGATCTCCGCTAGTTGTGTATATGCGAAGACTGCGATAACCTCCATCGCGCAAATAAGCTGCCCTTAAAAACTCTATAGACGATTGCGTACCACTATCGAATGTTATCGACAGCCTAATTCTATCTAACTCTACATACGCGTAATTCAATACAGGTATAAATCCATCAAATTGTACAAATTGTGCGTCCACTATAAAGTCACGGATATCCAGCTCAACATCAAATGGGAAGCCGGACAGCGCATGTTCGCTCTGCCACGATAATGGATTATAGATAGACATATAAGGTATTAATTATTCCTCAGAAACCCAATACTGATAATACTCTGGTTTTACAAATTGCGGCCAGTAATAGTATTCGGGTTTTGTGGTAGCGTTAAAATTACTGGCCAGGCGTGCAGGTCTCGGTAATGGATAATTTGCTGAGCCTTCTGGGTGCGCCGGTAAATTAGGTTTGCTATAATATTTATTTTTAAACTCAGAAGTGTCCAACGTAAAACCTGAAACATCTACAGGAGGAAGCAGCTTGTGGCGTTGCGTACACAAGCTGTCGAGTGTGACGCCATCCGTAACAACACGAACAGTGCCGCCTGCGGTACCGGCATCTAACTCCCCAGCGACACCATAAAAGATCACAGGTTTAACACCAACAATGTATATGTTACCGTCATTAACTGGGCTCGCGACTCCTGAAGGGTGCGGCTCAACTCCGTTAATGTTTTTAATTACGGGGTTAGGGCATGTGCCTATATATGAAGACTTATCAGACAGATTAAATACTGTGTCAGGATACAATGCTGTAAACTTTGTGGATTTTGTTTGCTGATCTGTAGTTTTTGTTAACGAGGTCAACACACCGAAGTTGACGTCTCCTCTAAGCTCGTTATTCTTTTTATCTCGAATACTTTTGACTGCGGGCGGAGTATAACAAAATATTGTAGACTCTTCTAGCTCAGATTTTCCACCCATGAGAGGATTGCTGAAATTTAGAACTCTTGTTATTGCGGTTAGTGAGGTTAATGAGCCTAATGTAATAGTACCAAATACAAACCGAACAAACGGTTGAAGAGTTATAGTAGTGAAGTCGTCTGAAACTTCTCCAGAAAAAACACCAAGCAACACATCGTCCAGAACAGACGCCACAGCTATACGGGCGACAAGTTCTTTAAACATTATTTGTTTTATGTAAACCCTGTGCTTTCCGTAGATTGATGTTATGGAGCAATTGACTACCAGATCGTCAGGAACAACATACCCATCAGTGGAAACAAAGTCACTTCCTTGTTTCAGTGGATACTTTCTATACTGATTTTTATTATTAGGATGTAGTGCGATAATCGCCATAAGTCAAATTATAGCATCGTGCAGTTCCAGGTCAAGTACAGGAGAAGACTAGGTCGATAAATCAAATGGATTGAATGGAATATAATTGTCGATGACGTTGGACGGTGTGAGCATTGCGGGCTCTGGATAATTGCTCCAGATGCGTGGCGAAACATATCCTTGAGGGTAGCTCATAATTCCGTCTGGTGCAGGTAATACGCAGGCGATTACGTGACAAGACGGTTGACCATTTTCAAATATAGCTGTCCTTATGATGTGTGAAGAATTAGCCGACACGGAAAATGTGGGGTTGGCTCGGAAATTTAACCAAGGACCACCATCAACGGAATACACTATCGTATACGAAGCAACTGTGAATGGATATATCTGAACACCATTCAGTATTTGCGTAAAAGAGACCAAACTTGAACCTGCGGCATTTGGTCTGGATACCACAAATACGGGACGCTGCATCCATGGTAAATCTGCCGGGAGAGGATACGTCGCGGTATGGGAGTAGCCCCGCTCGTTATGACTGGTTGCCCGTATGTAGAGGCCTGTAATGACTCTATCTTTTGCTGCGGTTAGCGGAGGCAAATCTATGCGGGTTTCTGCGCTTCCAAGTTTGCGATTTTCTAGCGATAGGAAAACAGCTGGGTCTGGCCACGGCCATGGTAATGTGTAATTACCGTTCTGCCGCACAACGCGCAAGTAGCAGTCTTTAAGTTTTGTTAATCGGGTTAGCTGCGAGTCGCCAAGGTCCACGCTGACAACCAACTGCTCTAACGCAGCTGCACCTGCAGGAATTTCCCAGCGCGTCCCAAGTATTGTAGGGAAGGGTGCGTAGGTGAGCGGTTCTGTAATATCTACGTATAGTGCAGCTGAGGTGCCCTTGTCGTTAATTGTGCGTAGACCAATTCTACGAACAGCTTCTGGGTCAGGGTCAGTGATATATGCATACTGATAAGGGCTGCGAGAGTCGTATTGAGCCAAATAATAGGTAGTCCCGGTTTGATTTGTGAATGGTAGTATGGTACGCCAAGTTGTACCACCGTCCAAACTGATCTCTGAAGTTTTGATTGCTCCAGGATACTCAAACGGCTTCAGTGTAATCTCAATCAAAAAGAACGGAGGTTGTCCCGATACGGCGTTATTAAATCTGCGATACACGGTACCGTAGTTATCGTTTGTTATTGTTTCATAGACAGGTGGCGGTCCAGTTGGGCGCTTTAGCCAATACCCCACCGACATATAACCGTCACCCAAAGCGTTCACAGCCTTCATTCTTGGCTCATAGTCTTTAAAATTTATCAACCCGGTTACGGTAAATGTGTCTGTGAGTGCGGTTCTTGCTGGCGCTAAGGCTGTCCAAGTTACACCATTATCTAAACTATATTTATGGTTTAATATGTTTGCTACAGTTACAAGCAGCTGAGGCATACTGTAGGTTATAGTAAGCTGATGCTCGTCAGCCGCTATGGCCGTTATTTCTGGAATATCGGTAAGAGTTAGCGCTGTTCCTGGTTTGCAATCATTTGCATTTGTTGGAGGTTCGGCTGCCGTGGCGCTCGGTAATCCGTTAGCGTTTAGAGACCGAAGTCTTACAACACATGTAACGCCATTTGTTAATCCGGTAATGACTAAGGGCGACAAGATAGATGCCGGGGAGCGCGCAATGTATGTATCGCCTCCGTTTAAACTATACTCATAGTTCGTAACGGCAGCTTTTGGAGACGCGGGCTGTGTAAAATTTAATGCGAGTGACTGATTTCCGGCAACCACACTAGTTATTGTTGGTGTTGAGGGTGCTCCTCTGGGGGTAGCCTGAACTCCAGCTGATTGTACTCCGTCACCGGCGGCATTGACTGCCCGCATCTTTACAGTATATACGGCTTCATTGTTGAGACCTGACACTGTGAATGATCCTGATAGCGCTGCGTTTGATGGGTTGAGGGCTGTGTATGTAGTCCCACCGTCAACACTATACTTGTAGTTCGTTAGTGGTGTCCCCTCCAAAGTTCCTGCAACCATCGAATAGGTCACAACAATACTTCCGTCACCAGCAGCAATATTTGTTATGGTTGGTGCGTTAATCGAGGCTGACAATGGTGTGGCGGTGGTGGAAGCAAAGTCAACACTATCACCCATACGGTTAACCGCCCAAATTTTTATGTCATAAGCTTGTCCATTGGTGCCTGGAAGGCTGATGGGAGACGTTATTATATATGGCATCTTTTCTGACGCCGGACCTGGAGATAAGCTGTACTTGTATCCTAATATTGAGGCACCACCTGTGTCTGCTGGAGGTTGTATGTTCAAAGTTATTCTACCGTTACTGGGCAAAGTTGAAGTGATCCTGGGTGCTTTTGGTAGTGTTGCTGGTGTGGCTGTAACTGTGTTCGACAAAGCACCAATGCCTCCCACATTACGGCCTCTGATACGTACCGAGTACGTGACACCATTCCTGAGATTAGAGACATTTATAGGATTTGGGAGGCCGGTCCAGGCTGCGTATGTGGCCGCGTCTAAGTATGTAAGTCCGTTATCCAAGCTATACTCGTAGTTGGTGATAGTGCTTCCTCCATCGCTAGCTGGTTGTGTGAAGTTTATAGCTAATTGTGTATTAATCGCAACTACAGAGGTTATCGTAGGTGCACTCGGCGCAGATATGGCTTTTCCTGTGATACCGTTCGAGGCCAGACCAACACCTAGAGCGTTAACAGCCTTTAATTTGACGGTGTAGGAATTACCTACTGTAACATTTGTGATAGTTAATGGAGATATATTATTTGCTGGGGATAGCGTGGCGTATGTATTTCCGCCATCAATACTGTACTGATAATTATTTATAGTGTATCCTCCACCGTCTACAGGTGCAGTGAAACTAACCTGCAGTGTTGGTAGATTACTGGACACCGCTGTTATTGTTGGTGCCTGTGGGGTCGTACCAGCCTTGATATCGATTGGACTGGATACATAGCCTGCTCCAACACTATTCACAGCGCGTATAACTGTGCTATATGTGGTTCCTTGTGTCAGCCCAGTTATAATGATGGGGCTGGTTGCAGTTGCAGGGCTGACAGGTATGAATGGCGCTATACCTCTATTCAAACTATACTCATAGTTTGTTATGGCTGAACCTCCGTCATTTGATGGAGCGTTAAAGCCTATACTGACTGATGAGGAGCTCAGTACGGTAAGTACTAAGTCTCTCGGAGAATATGGCACAGAGAGCACTGTGATGTCCGCAGAGTTAGAGTTCGTGCCTATACCTGCACCATTGACCGCCGCAATCTTAACAGAATACGCCGCATTTCTTGGCAATAAATCTATTTTCACCATAGTGTAAAGAGATGCGTCGTTACCTGTTGGTCCTCCTGGGGTACCATATATAACATTAGTAAAAGTCGTACCGTCATCGATGGTGTATTTATACCCTGTGATAATTGAACCTCCGTTGGACGATGGCGGTGTGAAAGTTATATTAACATGTCCGCTGTCTTGAGATATGTTTGTTATTGTTGGGGCTGTTGGTGGTCTTGCTGGTACTACATCGGGTCCGTCAACACCTACACCAAACCCCGCCTTGCTTCTGGCGTACAACTTAATTGTATATGTTTGACTATTCACAAGATAAACGCTCGCAGCAGAATTAATCACGATCGGGCTCGTTATACTGTTAACAATCACAGTCTGGTCTCCAGTTAAACCCGGAGAATGTATTACACACTTGTATCCGGTCAGTGGGGCTCCTCCACTGCTAGCTACTTCTTTAAAGGCCACAGTTATGGATTGATCGCCTGGGGTGACACTAAGTATTGTGGGTGCCTCAGGTTTGGTGATTGTGGTAATACTGAACAGTTCTGAAGGTATCCCAGGACCTGCAGCGGTTATAGCCCTAATACGTACTCCATATGTTGAAGTTTTTTGAAGCTTCTCAATATTAAATGGGCTTGAAGTTGTTGCTGAGCTGTTGGCATGAAACGTATACCCACCATCTATAGAATATTCGTAGGCATCTATAGGGGCACCACCATTATCAGTAGGAGCATCAAAATAAATCAGCGCATAAGTATCTGAGACATCTGCAGATGTTATTACTGGGGGACCTGATTGTGTATTAGGTACACCATAAACCGTATCGGACGCTTCACTGTAACCAGCCACACTAAAACTACGTAGGCGTACAGGATAAGATACACTATTCTGCAATCCTCCGATAACGATAGGATTTATAACACTGGCAGGGTCTAGGTCTATAAATGTGGCTCCGTCGTCGAGGCTATACGAATAATTAGTAATCGAGGAATTACAGACCGAATCAAACTCACCGGGTGTGAAATACACCGTTATCTTATGCTCACTACCAACAATACTTGTAATTTGCGGCGCACCTGCAGGTACTGCAGTCTTAACCTCAACTGCGGAGGATGCCTGCCCTGGCCCGTAACCGTTCACGCCGCGAACAACAATACTATAATCTGTACATGCAAGCAAGCTCTGCCCGGCTATCTTCCATATCCCAGTCATTGGGCTAGCAGTATGCAATTCGCTATATAGCCCCCCAGATAAAAAGGGACCACCATTTATAGCATATTCGTAATACCACACACTCCCTCCGAAGTTATCGCCAGGTAGTGTGAAATATATATTAAAAAAAGGATAATACCCATAATAGGCTCGGGCCTCTATTTTAGTTATTGTAGGTGTTGGAGGTAGTTGTCCTGGCTGACCGTGCGCCTGCTCTGAGGCTCTACCTGAACCTATAGAGTTGACCGCCCGAAGGTTTATCAGATAAGTCGTCCAGTTTGTGAGCCCTGTTATTGTATATGGGCTAGTGGTCTTTGCAGGCGAGAAAGGTCTGTATGTAATGCCTCCGTCCAAGCTATACTCATAGTTGGTTATAGCGTGGTTGCCGTTATCTGTGGGAGCGTCAAAATTTATAGTTAACTGGTGGTCAGCTTCCACGACTGAAGTTATTGTTGGGGCAGAAGCAGCCAACACAACAACACCAAAGCCGTCAGAGGAAACTGGTCCAGCGTACCCACCAGTATTAATGGCCCGCATACGTATCAAATATGTGTGCCCCTCAACTAAATCGGGTACCGCCCACGGAGCATTGATTATTTCGAAACTCATATAATTAAAAATTATCTATTATCCGCAGGAGCTAGTCAAATAGTCATTGCTATTACCGACATAAATTCCACCACAATACCATCTGTCCGATGATTCAAACTGCCCATCATGAGTTAGTCCCCAGTAGTCAGCTCGAGCAATGTCGATCGGTGTGCCGCTATTCACGTACGCATCAACTACATAATTGTAGCCATCCAACCCAAAGACGTAGTAGCCTCCATAATAATACCTGCCAGATGTTAGGTATTGACCATCATGAGTTCGTCCCCAATAGTCAGCTTTTGCTGTGGCTGTGTCGGTGTATGTCCCCAGATCCTCAATCTCATACTCATAGTATGCCAGCGGTAAAGGTCCAAAGCTCACTGGAGGTGTAAAGTTTAAAAACAAACCTAGGTCACCGACATTGTCAACAGATAGTAGAACTGGTGCAGAGGGACTGCCTGGGATCGCCTGAGTAATGATTGATGGAAGGCTTGTACCGTGCAAGGCCAGTGCACGAAGACATACATCATATGAAGTGCCTAGTGTCAGTTCAGTTATAGTTATAGGACTTGTGATTTTCCCGGCTAACACCCATGTCGATCCTCCGTCTGTCGAATATTCGTAATTTGTTATTACACCATTAGGATCTATAGGAGCAGTAAAGTTGACGATTAGGCTTGAGACTGATGGGGATGTCACACTGACTACGGTGGGGGCAGGCAATAAAATTGCTGAGGTTGTTTGTGAAGGTCGGCCTACGCCCTGAGCATTCACTCCGCGAAGTGTGATATTATATGTTACTAGGTTAGTTAGTCCAGAAATTGTTATCGGGCCGGTGACTGTGCCTGAGGATACGTAATCCACACCATTTAAAGAGTAGGCTACATCTGTGACAGGTGTCGGCTCCTCCCAAGAATATTTTAAATTAAATGAGAAATTAACGGTGAGTGCTTCGTTCGACACTACCACACTGTTGATGGTGGGAGAATTTGGTGTTCCGATTTTGTAATAAACGCCTGAAATTGATGGTAATCCCGGGCACAAGCCAACAGGATAGTTGGAGTAGCTCAAACGGATTAAAACATCGCTTCCTTCGGGGGCGGGTTGAAAGTTGGAATTTTGGATAAGTGTGCCGCCATAATAATTACCGTAGGCTAACCAATTAACACCACCATCTATCGAGTAGTCTAGCTGATTACGATCAAGTGTTACATCCAACCCATTATATGGTGGGTTTTCCCAGATAAATATTGAGTCTGGGACGCCTGCCCCAGTTGGCTCGTATATTGTATATATGTCAAGCAATCTGGGTGCAAGGAATCTGCCAGCGAACACATGCACTGTATTGGAGTTTGGTCCTGTACCTACAATATTTGTGGCCTGGAGCACTACATCAATTTCTGAGCAAATATCAAGACCTGTCACAACTATAGGACTCGTAATCGATTCATAGGATGTGAATGTGTTGCCGCCATCCAGCGAATACTCGTAATTAGTTATCGCTGTGCCGCCGGTGTCTGTTGGTGGTGTAAAATTAATAGCTATACTGAAAGCGGTTATCGACTCTACGGAGGCTATTATTGGACTGGATGGTGACGCAATCGGAATACCTGCGATGGGCGTAGACGCGATACCAAAACCACCATACTCATTCACCGCACGCAGTCTAATAGCATAATTGGTTCCGTTCGTGAGTCCAGTGATTGTGATATAGTTTGTCACATCCGGAGGAGACACGGATACATAGGCACCACCATCCAAACTATATTGGTAGTTCACAATTTTGCTTCCACCGTCGGTGATTGGAGGAATAAAATTAATTATCAATTTGCCTGAACCTGCGGCTGTAACGTAAGTTAGTGTTGGTGGTGAGGCGGCCCCTGGAGTGGCTGTGATGGTGGTTTCCTTGCCCACACCTACACTGTTACGTGCCCTGAGAGATATACTGTACACAGTATTTTTGACTAAGCCGGTTATTGTAAATACTCCAGGGATAGCTGCCTGCGGTGGGTCTAGCAAGATATAGCTGGACGAGTTAATACTGTACTCATGATTTATGACAGCAGCATTCCCATTATCTGCTGGAGGAGTAAAGTATATTTTAAGGCCATCTGTTAAGGCGTCAACATTATCAATACGCACAGCTCCGGGTAGGCCCGCTGTAGCAGCTACTACATTAGAAAATTTGCCAAAACCCAAATTATTAGTGGCAGCTATACTGATATTGAAGGTTGTACCTAAAAAGAAAAATGCGTCCCCTATGTTTAGTGTGATCGGACTAGTTGTATTAAATGGATATATTCGCTGAGGATACTGCTCAGGAGTCAGCTTATAGGAATAGGTGAGTATTGAGGAGCCGCCGTCTGACACTGGTGGTGTAAAGTATATCTTTAATTGATTATTTTCGGCAACTATAGAAGTTATTGCTGGTGCTGAAGGTGTGCCTGGTGTGTATGTGACTGTGTTTGAAACGGGACCATACCCAAGACTGTTCCTGGCGAAAATAGTGACGCTGTACGGGAATCCTTCCGCTATACTGCTGTCAAGTATAACGAACGGGGCGTCTGTGGTCTTGGCAGGGTTAAACTCAGTGGCTGCAGCATCAAGAGTGTATTTATAGTTTGTTATGGGTGAACCTCCGTCAGCCGGAGCAGTGAACTTAATTACAAAAGCTTTACTACCCACAGGTATGTTATATTCTGTGCTCCCAAGTCCACGACTAAAATCAAGCAATTCGGTAATGACTGGGGCGTCTGGCGTGGTTCTAGGTATAGCTGAGAGTGCCAAGGAGGTCGCGCCAGGGCCATAGGATGTAATAGCGCGAAGGGTTACACTGTAACTCCGGCCATTAACCAGGCCAGGTATAGTTATAGAATTTGCCAAACGTGCCGAGGCTATGAAAGGGTCCCCATTCAAACTATACTGGTAACCCACTACAGCTGATCCGCCGTTGTTAGTCGGAGCATTAAATGCTAGTGTCAAACTACCGTTACCTGGAATTAGCGTGGTTAAACTGGGTGCATAGGCAGGGCCTGCGGGCGCAACAATGTAGCCAGTTGAGGGTGTGCCGAAACCTGCCTCATTGTAAGCTTTAACTTTCACTGTGTAGTTCTTACCATTAATTAGAGACGATCTAACTATCGGGGAATTCACACTTTCTGGGGGCAACTCTGTATAGGTTGCCCCATTATTAATACTGTAAGCGTATTTTGTTATAGGAGAACCGTTGTCATTAGGGGCTGTGAATGTTATTGATAGCGAGCTGTCGCCTGGAGTTACTGCGGCTATATGTGGCGCATCCGGAGCTTTGCGTGGAGTAACACTGACAGCCTGCGAAGCAAAGCCAGCTCCTTTAATATTTGTCGCGCGAACTCGTATGCTATACAACCTGCCGTTCACAAGATCGTTTATTATGATAGGACTGGTTGTTTTGTCTCCAGAAATAAACGGTGAATTGTCTATCGAATATTCGTAATCGGTTATTGTAGAGCCTCCGGTACTGCGCGGCACAAAATTAACCACAGCTAATTCATTACCTGGAGCTATTACGGATATAGTTGGAGCTGCGGGAACTGTGATAAATGTGGCTGTCAGAGTGTTGGACGATGGACCCTGTCCTAACACATTTATAGCCCGCAATCGTATACGGCAAGCTGTGCCCACTAAAGCATCTGCTATGGGTAACGTAAATGGTGGAGCGGATACAGCTGGGGCAAAAACAATAAAATTAAAACCATTATCCAGACTATAAGCGTAATTAGTTATAGCGGCTCCACCATTGTTTGGTGCGATAGCCTCCACAACAAAAGCGTTGCTTGAAATCAGCACAGAATTTAGTACAGGAGCCGCAGGTAACGTGTATGGTGTGGCTGTAGTTGTCGCTGAGGCTGCGCCACGACCTTCGGAATTTAGCGCCCTCAATTGCACGTCGTAGCTTGTACCGTTTAATAGATTTGAGATTGTTAGCGGCGACAGAGTGGATGCAGGTGAGCGGGAAATCCACGTAGTGCCAGCGTCTAAACTATATTGATAATTAGTCAATGGTAACCCACCAATAATATCGCCGGCAGTGTAGCTTACAACAAGCGCATTATTGTTTGGCCTAATTGAATCTATTGTCGGCGCACTGGGAAATGTGAATGGTATGGAACTGAGCGTATTGGAGGTTGCTCCATAGGTCAGGTCACTGTATGTGGGTCTTAGCCTTACCGCATAGCTGGTCCCATTTGTCAGTCCATATATACGTACAGGAGAAAGCGTACCTGGAGGAATACATTCTTGGTATGTGCTGCCGTCATCTAAGCTGTAACTATAACTAACCACAGACGACGCACCTAAAACAGGTGGTGTAAAATTGACTACGAGTGTCGTATCCCCGGCGTCAATACTGGTCAATATTGGGGCATACGGTGATTGTTGCGGCACAGCAGCCACAGACGCAGAAAATGGACCAGCCCCTTGCGCGTTTACGGCGGCTACCGTCACACTATAACTTACACCATCCATAAGTCCCACTATACTCACTATACTTGAATTGTCTCGGGTAGCTATGAACCCTTCGCCGCCGTTCAAAGTATATCTATAGTTAATTATTGGGGAACCACCATTGTTGGCGGGAGGAACCAAATTCACAAAAAGTTGGCCAGACGCTGATGTTATGCTTGCTATGGTTGGGGCATGTGGCACATCCAAAGGTACACCTGCGTACGGTGCAGATGAATCACCTATACCTACACTTGTTACCGCAGCTAGAATTACACTGTATCTCACACCACCAGACAGACCAGAAATCGTGAAAGAGTTTTCGGCCAGGTCAGACACATCCACAAAATCTCCAGAGTCTAATCTATATCTGTAACCCACAACAGCATATCCCCCGTCGTTTGCTGGTGAGGTAAACTGCACTCTTAACGACGTAGGACCAGAAGAAGTTATCAGGTTTATAGTTGGCGCACTGGCTGCACCTACAGCTGTAGCCGTCAAAGAATTAGAGTCTGCTCCTGAACCTATCTGACTAAAAGCACGCAACGATACCGTATACGTTGTACCTGGAGTCAATCCAGAGATTTCCACTGGGCTTGCGGTAGTTATTGGATTGGCAGAACGATAACCCGTATTATTTAAATTGTAGAGATAGTTTGTGATAGCATAACCGCCGTCGTCTGCGGGTGGAGTAAAATTGACTACAAACTTCCTATCTTCAAGAGTTATAGAATTAAGGGTGGGGGCCTTTGGCGGCGATGCGATGGCTACTACAAAGTTTTGGTCAAATAAATCAACTACACCATCATCCAAAGCTATCGATGCTGGTATTGCTATGCTATAGGGCAAAGAGGCAGTTATAGGAGCTGCGCCGACCCTAGACACACTCAGCGCGTACTGCCCAAAGCTGTCTGTTTTGGTTGTATGGGATCCTTCCGAAATTAATACACCAAAAACAGGTAGGTTGTCGGTGTTTAACACAGATCCAAATACAGTTCTCAGCGGACCTTCAATCGTAAAATTAACATTATATAAATTTGCGCTAGTTACTGTGACCGGTCTGTATCTTGGAGTAAGTATGTGCTTGGGTTTAGACGCAGTGATGTTGTAGCTGCCCACTACACAGTTGTTAAGTGTATATGAGCCATCATCTCGTGTGGTGGCAGACGTATTGCCATCTGTTATCAACACACCGGCAACTGGAGCGCCACCCAAAACAGATACATTGCCCGATATAGAATAACTGACGTCCACTACCTTAACCTGCACAGTTATTTGCGCTGTACCGTAATTTTCTGTGGTTGCGTATAGTTTAACAAAAGACGTACCTAACGCCGAAGGTGTGCCAGTTATAGAAGTGCCTGATAGTGACAACCCTGCAGGTAGGGTGGATGTGGTTATAGTTGCTGTGGTGAAATCATTGAACTGGCACGTCAATATTTCAACACTGCTTGATATAGCTTGATTGACGGTTAGAACAATTGAACCTCCGTCCACAGGGCTCAAAATGTTTACAGGTATACGTAATTGTATATGTACCTCGTCGCTGATACCTGTAGCATTTATGGCTGTTACAGTTAAAGAATAATCTCCGCCGTATGCGGATGTGTCGACCATACCTATAAGGGCTCCTGTGGCATTGATTGCTAGTCCCGCAGGCAAACCCACCACATCAAAGGACGTTGGACTATTGATGGCCGCTACTCGGTATAGTGGGTCAGACGAGCTATACACACGATTTCTAGAAAGTGAGATAACCTGTCCTGATATTAGGTTATTTATTACAGGACGTAATCCAGCATTAAAGAAAGAAAAATTGATGTAAAGGGAAGACACACCTATAGGGTTACTCACCAGAACCTCACAAGCATAGTTTTTAGCTTTTACTGAGTCAGTTGGTATAGTGCCAGGTGTCAGTTTTCCGTATATTTTACCTGTATATAATCCTATCTGAAATCCTGGAGGTAGACTCGTGCTAGAGAAATGATTTCTGACTGCGTCAACCAAACCAACCGCATAGTTATCAGTGCCACCATAAACCTGGGTAGCAACTACGGTAAGTGTTGGAGTTACAGTGGTAGATTCATCGACAGCCGACAATACCAGTGAGGTGTGTGAAGTCGGTGAGACAATTTCTGGAGATTTATAAATTGTATAGTCTAGCGTAAAACTTAGACTATTTGAGGTCCCGTATACGTTAGATGCCGTGATCTGAAGATCTCTGCTTCCAGAAGAAGTTGCTAGTATTTTCCCTAAAATTCTGCCTGTAGATGTATTGAATGTTAGCCCCGCCGGAATATCTCCATAAAGTGAGAAGTGTGTTATTGGTCCACCCGTCGTAGTCAGTGTGAAAGGTTGTATAACATCACCATAGATTGTAATGTTATCGAGAGCGAAAACATTGTTCTCCGGCGGATTTGCAAAAGACAACGACGGACGGTCATCCGCAACCACCAAAAAATATATCAATTGAGGATTTACCGCTGCACCAGCAGGGTTAGACGCTGAGACCGTAAGAGTAAAATTATGTCCTCCAAGAATTTCCGGGTCTGTGAGCTGCCCTGTAAGCTTTCCAGTTGTAGCGTCTAATACTAATCCGTCAGGTAAAGAGGATGAGGTATACTCAAAAACATCTGACGGAAAGTCGCTAGATAACGATAACATGTTATCGGCAGAAATCTGCAAAATGGGTGATGTGTCAGTGTAGTTTAATTTCCTACTCAACCGTAGAGGAGATTGCGATGAAAAGGTTGCTGCTATCGGGGACAATATCTCCGGAAGAGCGACATAATCTATTACGATGTTTGAAACGACTCCAGAGACATCTCCACCAAAACTTCTATATATGACACTGTAACGCTTACTGCTTGCTATCGAACTAGCATGTTTAGCAGTTATTCTTATTTTGCCCTCAGTGTAATTTGGTGTAAATTCTAACCAGTCCACGGTATCGCCGTAGAATGTCACAGAGTTAACTCCAGCAGCCAAATTTACTTCAGCACTAAAACTACCACTGTTAGGTTGGGTTACTCTTAGTAGAGTTGTTTCTCCTAGAGTTGTACCTAGACACGGTGCACCAGCTATATTATTTAAACTGTACGACGATCCTACCTGCGTATGTGTTGATGAAGTTATATCAAAAACATTAACAGCCAGTGACCCTCCTGATACACCGCACGGTATGTAGTAAACAACCTCAACAAAAGCATAATCCCTACAACCGATTGAAACAATTCCTGACGTTGAACTTGTTACCGTCTGTGAGGTACGTATTTTAAAATTTCCCTGTCTAGTTAACGGAGATACGCCTGAGTCTGTGAAGACTTGTAGCTGTGCTGTCTGCTTACTGGGATTGAATAATACCACAGAAACTGCTAGATATGTGACATATTCCCCCGCAGAGTTGAACGCTTCTGAGGTTGTGTGCTTTACCTTAAAATACGGCTGCAGATACGTCTGTGCGTCACTGTTATATCCAGCGGCAGCACAATTCATGTTGCTGATCACACCGTTATCTATGACCCTAAAAGATAATGCATTCCCTGATTGTGTTGGTGAAGATGATAACCTTACCGAATTGTCGTCCAAGACCTCAACAATAGTGTAATTTCTGACGGTAACGTTGTCGTAAGAAATTTGGAGTGTGCGGGCCTCGTGAAAATATTTTATGAATTTTGCACCACACGAAATATAGCTCTCAGTGATTGCTGGATCAGAGCATCTAACAAACGTATCATCACCGTTAACACAAAAAGCGTCAGCGGTAAATATTTGAACATTGCTTCTACCCCGTCCTCGTGTCTCTACATTACTTGTGGCTATCTTGGTTAATTCCGCGGCGCCGTCAGTAACACGATTTAAATAATACGCAAAGGCAGCCAAATTTTCTGGAGGACATTTGGGCTTACAAAAATTTTGTAGTACTAGTGAATGCTCTGCGTCTACAGCATCAAACGTATCTGTAGTTGTGGGTCCGGTATGTATTGTGAAATCGCGATACGGTGTCAAATACTCGCCGAGCAAAATTTCATCGTTACTGGTTAATGTATTAAGCGTATAGCACGGTGATGTATTTATAAACAACGCACCAGTATCGTTTGGTGTTATAGTGTTTATGGTATATACATCAGTAATTGCTCCGGGTGCAGGACAAGCATCATACAACCCCGCACCAGAATCTGCATCCACAGACAAGTCGCCAGAGTGTATCGAATATAGTGTAAAGGTGCTATTGTACCTTGGCTGCACATATGGAACCTCCGGAAACATGTATGAGGCCACATGCAGAAGCTCTCCACCGTCATACGCTTTAAACGATAGACTATTGACTCGAGGGGCTGATAGTACGACAGCTGCAGAAGTTAACTCTGCTTCAGCTTTTGTATATGTCTGATTAAATGCTGTCTTCTCTAAAAGCCCAGGACCAAATATTAGTTTTACTGCGAATCTAGCGCCTGTTGATGACGCGAAGCTCTTTACAGAATTTCTATAGTGATTGACCAACTCTACCGAAGCGATCTCCACAGGTTGCGGTATGATTTCGTCGGTTTCTGCGTTACCAAAAGAAACTATTAATTCACCAGATAAAGTCTTTTCTATACTAGCAACATAAACTTGACGTATACCTGGGACGAATGACGTAAACTGAATGTCATAAAACCAGTCGTCCTCGATCGGGTGACCTACAAGAGACGTAGGCCGACGAGTCTTGAAAGGGTACGATGTTAAACTGTTAGCTGTTAGATACTCCTGTGAGGCCATATCACGTTATTCTAACAGCTACGCAGGACAGGCGCAATTGGAGTTTATGGTGGACAGATAGTTTGTCAGCTGAGTATTAACACTATTATAGCTACCTTTCAGGTCTAAGAACTTATTCTCTAGTGAGGTGAGTCTTCCTGTCAAGTCTTCGAGGTCGTTGCAACCAGAGCACGGTGTACAACACGTATCTGTCAAGTTCAACGTATATTGTGTCGCACTTGTGACGCTTAGACAGTTCATGCCTAGCAAATTTACATTACCTGAGAGCGGGTCTGGTACAACACCATTGATGCTTTGAATACATTGCGTTACAACGCAAGCTTTGTTCAATCCGAGATTATCTCCAGCATCAAGCAACACATGCTCGCTGGCATAAGAAAAACGTAGATTATTCCTGGATGTAAGCACGACGTCACCGGACACGCTTTGCTGCCCATTAGAACTATCGAGGAAAGTTATTCTATCCACGCCCTGCAAACCAGGGACTATGGTTCGGGGTTCAAACTCAGCAGCAGTGATCGTGAAATTAAATATACCTGCCGGCTGAGTTGTCAAATCGTCCAGAGAACCTATCGTGATTTTACCGTTTGCCCCAACGTAATTGTCCGAGACGGCTAGATAATAATCGGCATCCTGTATATGCGTATCCATGTCGATCACAACGCTACCCACAACAACATCCTGATTATCGCTGATATCTATTGTGACAGATGTTATTCTATTAAAGATTTTTGATACATAGAATCTGCGAGAAACATCGCTAGTGGCACACAGCGTGAAGTCCACAATCAGTGTATCAGGAATACTGAATAACTCATCGTTGCTGAGCGCACTCACGCCTTCGCGTAAGGGATATCTACGCAAAGCGTTTAAAGATGACCAATCTAGGCTATCTATCCATGGCATATACTATGTGCTTGTTAGGCGGTTGTGGGAATTTCCCAATATACTCCGAGCAAACCGATATTACCGGCATAACTCCGAGCAGTCGGAGAAACTCGCAGTATTTTAAAATTAATAATAGAATCTTCGCGCACAAAATCTGCAGGTATACTGAAATTGGCGTTCGCTATTTTTAACGCTGTTCTAGCTGTATATGCCGCGTCAGCAGCTAATGAAAACTCTACCGTGTTCGTAGTATTGGGATATGTTTGAGTATTGATGGTTGTGTAATTGGCTGCCCTCGACACATTCGATGCAGATACACTAGAATATACGAAAAGAAAAGCTGCGCGATTGTTAGCTGCATCACCTGTGTCAACGTCTGCATCTCCAAACAAATGAAACGCCAGATTAAGCGGTCTGTTGTTTGGGTAATTACTCGGCAGCACTATCTTTCCTATCAACCCAAATTTTGTTGTGGTTGGTGGAGGTAGTTTGATGTATGAAGATAACTCTATAAATTCTAATCTGGCGTTAATAGGTTCTATTGAGTCGACCTGACCGGAAATACTGCCTACACCATAACCAACGTCCCACACTCCTGCTGCCGATTCTTTCGCGACAATACCGTTGACACCATTTATCTTAGCTACCACAGGCGTTAATGCTGCCTTAAATTCACCTTCTTCTTTAGAGTATTTGATGCCTGCTACGGCTCTGTTTGCCGTATAACCAACATCAAGACCTGCAGGATATGTAAAGCCGGCGTCGTCTACACTTACACCGGATAACCTAATTTGCGGATCTATTGACACAATCAGATCACCCGTATGCGATTCTTCGCTAAGGTTGTCTGCGTTTAAAAATTTAATGAAGTTAGAAGATTTATTTTTGCCTGTTTTGTCGTAGGCGCGTAAAGAGCTAACCAACTGCGTACGTAGCGCAGGATTAAACTTGGAAAAACTAATAAATACACGCCGGCGCGTAATTCCAGGTTTGATGATACTGTACCAACTAGAAGGTTGCTGATTACTTGGATAGTCGGCAGCCCACGGCTGTTCTCCATCCTTATCAGTGTGCCACCACAAGCCGTATTCATTAATACTGTACCAACCTCCTAGATCTTTTGAGTCTTTATAGCGAACGAGCGCACCATCAACGTATAGTTGTACGAAGTTTGCTGGAACAGGAGGTAGGAACCCGGATAACTCCAGCGCTTCTTCTTTTTCAAAGTCCGCCGAATCAAGTCCTGTGTCTGCATCTATGGTTGGAGCTTTTGGTATATTATAATAAAAAACAGCGCCGGCAGGTCGAGATATACTCGCAGGCAACACACTCACAGGCACCCAACCTAAGATGTCGGTGTTTGTGTCGGTTATGCTCCAGATCCCTGTAGGGCTTACAGCGGTGATTAACTGCGACGTCACTGTTGTTGTGTTTGGTAGTGACAGTGTGTACGTGCTGCCTGCTGCACCAAAGGTGCCAGTTATTAACGAAACTACAGCTGTCGTGGCTGCCACATTAGTCCCACTTAAAATAGATCCAACACTTAGTGAGGGAACTGCTGCAGTTATAGTCAGTATCGATACCGGACTCGCTGCGGTTGCCACAGAGATTGAGCCTGTGAACGTTTCTGTGGTCGTCGGTGTGCGCACGGGCTTACCAGCCACACGATCAAGCACGTGATATCTGTAGTTTATAAAAAACTGAGAAAACTCATCCACGTTAGTGTGCAATAAAAAGCGTCTGGGACTGATAGCGTAGCCTACATAGACAGGGATGCCTGAAGGATCCTGTGTAATCTTCCCTGGGACTTTTGCAGATAAAAAGTATGGTCCAACAACAAAATCAGTGGGGTCGCCATTTGCCTTTGGAGGAATCAACCCAAGTGTAGGGTGATTAATGTCCACCGACAACTCACATAAACCTTCAGTGTACAAATCTGCCGTTTTACTTTGTGGGTAGTTTGTTTTAACCAACCCAAACGCGTAGTTTGAGTTCTTAGGTTGAAACATTGATGAGGTCGAATTAGAAGAAAATCCTGTGACGCTGCGAGACAAGCCGTCACCATGACTATCGCTCTTAAAATAAACTATATTAAGCTCTCCGGTGCCCCATGCAGGCTCTGTTGGGTGGATAGGCTGACCAAAGCTGATCAATACTGACTTACCGGAGAGCTCTTCAAATTTTTCATACAAGTGCTGTTCACGCTGAGTCATCTGGTCAATGGGTACGTTTACCGTAGCCTGATCCACCAACTCACCGTCTCTAATTCTTCTTACCGTAGGTACCCAAGGAGTTAAGCTCATATGTTTATGCAGGAACCAGAATTCTCACTCCCCAAGTAATCGTGAAGTTGTAACTGGAATTGTACTGAACAGGATTAAAATTTGTGCGAGAAAAAACCAAGTCTTTGGTGACGTCGTTCAAAGCCGGTGCGGCAATAAGCGCCACCTCATAAATATTACTTGTTCCTGTGATAAATTCTGCGCCTCCCACAGAATTAGCCGAGGTGATCATCGTGGAGAATAGAACAGTATTGTCTTCGTAAGAGGTAGAAGATAGATAGTTCGGTGTGAATGTTAGTGGTTCTCTAAGATAACCAAACATACTTCCAGGATTTTCAGAAAACTGTGAAAATGGATGAGAGTAGTCTACGTCTATCGTTGGGGCGTTAGTCAGCTCATAGCTAGGATCATTGTTGTATCCGATATACATTCCCCAAATTTTTGATTCTGGTTTGCCTCCAAGCAGCTGCGAAATAATTTTGGCTCCCTGCTTAAGAATTTTATTCTGCTTATCTACAAGCAAAACAACCTCACCAGTCTTTATATCTGTACGCCAAATCTTTACAAATCCAGCAAGCCCGTGCGTTACGTTTAAAGTTTCTATTGTTCCCATAAGTTATATTATACCTATACAGCTTTAAAAGTCTATTAATAAGATCGCCGGGACTTCTTTGGTAGATGGGCGGCGAGGCGTATCCTGGCCTGGAGGTGTTACTGTTACTGGAATGTATGTACGCAGCGTTCCACAGGTTATACCATCAACGGTATTAGCGGACAACTCGTCAAGATTATCTGAAGAGTGTAGCGGCTTGTCCTGCTCACTAGGTACCATACTAGGATGATGAGGAGGAACTGGATTTCTATAGGGACCCACAGCTATGCAAAACATGCGATTTATATAATCTTTATAGTAATCGTCGTCTCTGCTTGTGGTTGTAGAAAGTATGGTTGGTCGAGAACCTGTTAAAATATTTGAACCGTCCAAGCTGAACAATTGGCCTGGAGCCTGAGGGATAGTTAGGCCATTATTTAAATTATCTATAGAGTCAATCGATAAATTTAAATTCACATAAGTTATAATGTATACGTGTGGCGGAAAGTAACTCTGAAGGTACGGCAGTAAAGCGAAGAATCGCCTGAGCTGCTGATCGGTATGAAAAACCAGCTTTAACAATAAACAGTTATTTTTAAAAAAGTTATTAAATACAAAGTCTAGAGGATTAGCGGTCGTGGTCTCTGCAGCTCCGGGGGTGATGTGTAGTGCGTTAAGTATGGCTGGCTGTCTGCTGGGGTGATTTAAATAGTTGTTGAAAATAAGAACATCTGCAGGGTCACCTAGAACAGGAAAAGTTAAACGCATTCCATCATAATTTATAGTGCGCCGCTTGTTCTCGAAAAAAAGTTGATTTTTTGGTCCTGCTGCAAATAAATGAGAAGCGAACCCGACTTTTCCTGAAGAAATTTCTCGTTGCCACCAGACAGGATCCATAACCAAATCGACCACACTAACACTGGAAGAAAGAGACTGCCCTGCGTACAGCTTGCTGTCGATTCTCACTGCACGATCTAACTCAACCGAACTAGGAAATCTATATGTATTTTTATCTGTAATGATATACTTCCAAGACGCAAAGTCATAAACATCCTCAACAACTTCCGACGGCTCAATTATTAAAGGAGCACCTAGTAACGCACAGCAAGCTGCACGAATTGCAGCTATTGTCGGGCCCTCGACGGCGAGGTTTATGATTGCACCCAATAAAGTTTTATAGTCTTCGGAGGTGTCCAGCTTAAGGTCAAGCAACACCCCAAAATTTTTGTATATGGTGGCCTCATCTACTTTAGCCATGTAAAGCCACAGTACGATAAATTCATCCCTCACCGTGCGACCATCAATATCTTGAAATGTGCTGACAGTTCCTCCCTCGGTTAATACGGCGGCTTTTGGAATATACTCGTTATCAAATAAGTCAGCATTAAAATACATCAACCCACCCTCATAACGGACATCTACACCAGGCAAAAGAGTTAAAGATGGCGATATTATCCTGTTGGCTATAACACCAAATTCCCGCAAATTTATTTTTGGGGCAAAACTATAGGCATGGGTTGTGGTGCCTGTCTTGGGCTGCCCGAAACGGAATAATTGAGAAGCGTACAGAGTATCAGTTGATGGCTGCCGACCGAACACGGCCCCACCAGGAGTAAAGACAAAAGGAACTCTATTAAATTCTGATTTCTTAATCGTTAGCGGAAGCCATTTTTCCGTATGCAGTGTATCTATATTTTTAATTGAGTATTGGTTGATGGTCTCGACCAATTTTAGATAAGACTGCGCTAGTTCTTCCGCCATTCCTATAGTGTATCCCTTCAATGCGTTCTTATCTTGAAATACCTGCGTCCAAAACGAACCTAGTGACCGATATAGGTATTGACCGTCTGTGACATCTCCTGCTGGGAACGTTGAAGGTAGAAAATCTAGAGTCATAATATTACGCGATATTCAGACCTATATTGTCTATGGGATTAACCACACCGGCCTCAATCCTATAGTAATCTGTGAAATAAAGCGTAGTCTTTGGAGTCACACCTATCTCAGGCATATCAGGAATACTGAGCACATCTGTGCTGGTAATTGTTATTGGTGCACCTTCTGGTGAGACTATAACACCCGTCATATGTATAGGCAAATTGACTCGCTTAATTTTATAGTTGTGACAGATATCCACAATATTTGAAGCCTGCAACTCAGAACCAAAGGGTAGAGTATTAATATACATGAATATGTCTTTTTTAAGCTGCTGTAAATTCAAAGACTCGTAAGTGTCTACCGCTGTTTTTTTGGCTAATGAAATATTTAACGACACCATGCAAGGCACCGCAGATTTAACTAGATAGTCTGAACAAGCCAGCCGCTGAGCATCACCAAGCAAGAGATCTTGCATTTTCATAATATTTGGCTGCCCTGTGAGACTTAGCTCAAATAACGCCTTAGAGTGCACTGGAACTGTAGGTGCTTCTGTGTACGAAAAGGTGACGGTTGCGTTTTGATATTTTGTAAACCTGGCTTCACTACGAGAGTTTATATCGTTGTTTCGCTGACCACTATAAATAGCCCAGTCAAAATCCACCTTGGTTGGTACCAAAGTACCACCAAGGCTTACATCTACAATTGCCGGCACAATAGACTTTACTGTATAAAATCCCGGAGCATCGGAGTTATCTATAACCACCTGCCAAGTATTGTCGGCTATTTTAGTAGCTGTCTTGGTGATGTGGAAGGTTTCTAACCCTACAACAGATCTTACATATACATCAGCTTTTCCAAAAGTGGCTATTCCTAGCGCGTTCTGTTTTGAGCGTAACATTTCTGTATCATTGGCTCCACAAACCGACAAAGTCTGAAAGCCTGCAAACGTATTTTTAAAATTGTTTGCGATACCTGCAGCAGACTCAAAACGTGTGTTTCCTAGACTGCTTTTAAATCTCATCACCAATTCCCGGTCAGTCTCTCGGGAGGCACCAGAAGAAAAGCTCCCATACGCCTCTATTTTAACAAGCCCAGATATAAAATTTGTGGAGTAGAGTGTGAACACCGTACCAGAAGACACCTGGTATTCAGCACCCACACCACTGGCCACAACATCAACTATGAAGTAATATAAACCATTAGCTGAAAATAACTGCAATTCATCTAATACCGGGTCTGGGTCAGAACTTACCCGCGTTTCATTTAATAGATGGTATTCCAGATTTAGTGCCGGCTGTAGAAATCTAAATCCTGCTCGAAGAATATGCCCAGCATCAGAGCTTACAGTTATTTTAAGCTTACCTGTCACAGTAACTCCTTCGTGTCTGGCAGTATTATAGTTAGAGGCGATGCTGTCTAGTATTGGAGAATAGGTATCGGTGTCGCTGGATAGAACAGCAGAGATGGTGTTGCTCTGGGCCAGGTCAGATATCAGATTATATTGTTTGTTTTGTACGGCAGAGGCTACTTTAATTAAAAGCTCGTTGATGACAGAGCCTGGACCTGTTTCAATATCTGAATAGTTTTCAGATATAAACGTCGCCAATCTTGCTACTGTATTTTCTAGTATTTCTGGCATAATATTTATTTAGGTATAGGCACAACAAAATCTATAGTGTCACCTGCTTCAGTTTTAATCGTCACCTCAAAACTTGCAGAACCTCCATACACACTGATGTTCGTGAGCTCGGCTGTGGTGATTGTTTCGTCTGCTGGAATATCCGGATTATCTATCTGATAACGCTTTAGTGTGTTGACTGCCGCGTAACTTGCCAGATTAAAGAGCTGAGTAGCTTGTAAATTATCTACAGGAGATATACCTGCACGCAGCGGATATAAAAAATCAGTACCGAACAATGGAAAAGTTTCTTGAGAATTTATATTAGTTAATAAAATTATAGCGTATTTTTGTACCAATTTCTGCACGCCAGCACACATTCTGGTGGTCTTACCGAACACAGGAAACATTGTCTGTGTGGAAGCTGTGGAGGCGTCAGGGTATTGTAAAATACTGATGTCTTTGCGCCTGCCCGTATAATTAGAAGATATTGTTGCTACAGCCATACTTTGAGTTGTTATGAATCCATATTTTTCTTAAACTCTTTGAATAAACCGTGAGACTGCCCAGCAGCGACCATTATTCTGGCACCTTTTTGTGAAAGGTCGTCGCGATAAAAGTGCAGTCTTCCTTTGTATCTTTGAACAAAGCATTTGTTATAGCTATACATTGCGGAGATTTCCAGTTTAATTGCGCTTACACCTTTCTTCGCTTTAACGTCTTTTTCAAAAAAGCGTTGCTTGAAATCTTGGTTCAGTGTGTCTCGGTCTGTGACATTACTTAATTCCTTCAGTTTAAAAGGTCCTTGAAAATCAGTGGCCTCAATATACCACGGACGACCGCCAGTGTCATTGGTCAGTCTGTACGTTGGTATGAATGCGGTGCACCACTCATTGAGTGTTTTTAGTATTTCTTCAATAGATTTCATTTCCAACCTTTCGAAAGTGTCGTGGTTATCAACTTTATTCTATTATTTAATGTGCCTATAGACAAATTTAATTTGTGTGCAATCTCACCATTTGGTAATATTTTTTTGCCTCCAAACCCGGTCATATGCTCAAAAATTATCTTATCTTTATCTGACAGATCGTGATACACAAACTGTACCCATTCTGAGTTGGCACCATCAAGAAGCTCGGGAGACTCAAACAAAGAAGATATTCCTGAGCTGACCTTACGATTATTTAGGGTATTGGAAATAGACTTCATGCTTACACCAGTGTGATGTGCTAGTTCATCGAGAGTAGGTGGGCGCCCTAGTGTGTGTTCTAGGTCTTTTTCTATCTTCTGCAGTTTGTTGATACCGAATTGGGTGTTTTCTGGTATACGTAATACGCTGCCATACTGTGTTGATATTCTGGATAGCTTCTTCAAGTTATTCATTAAATGTGTGCTGAACTTATACCCAAGAGCTGGATTGAATGTTCTGGCGGCTTCTCTAGCCAGGCGATATGCCTCTAACTGTATCGTGATGTGTGGTACGTTAGTTGCGTATCGGCTTACCTCAAGTTCAATAAGCTTTTTGTTATCCTTAATTAGTTGTTCCACCGTGTTCATATTATGTGTCTCCAACAAAGCTCGCCTGAATGCCTTTTTCTTTGCCTCTACTATAACCCAAAAAAGCGTCAAAGGACATACCAGAAGGCGGCTTACCTAGCCTACCACAACTAAAATTAACTGTTGTTATTGCCGTTCCTTCTGCCGGAGAATTAACACCCACATGATGAGATACTGATGTGACATAAAACTCCACAGCCATACCCGTACCCTTCATAAACAACACACCCCCTGTGCCTGGACACCACTGGGGGTTAAAATCCAACAATATTGAACCTTGCCTGTCTCCATACCTTGCTTGATAAAACCTATTCTCGGCAAAACTTTGCAGTGCTTTGCCGTATTTGGTTCGGGCGGTCTTGACCTTGGCGTTGGCGCGCGCGGCGTGACCCTTACCTGAAGCTGTTGCAGCCGCATCAAATGAAATTTTGGCTTTATGTAGCGAGTCAGTGCCTCCATCGATTCGATCTGCAAACTCCGCAGTATCGTTTAATGCTCGTGTTGCCGACAAGGCCATGAATGGGTGTGCACGAACAACATATACACCAGAAGCTTTCGATGCTCCTTGTTTTTCGCAATAGTAGGCAGCACCTCCGGTGTCCCATGTCGCACTACCTAGATTGGGTCCTCCAGGCCCCGCGTCAATCACAACAGCCACACAGGCAATATCGCGGTAGCCAATATCATTATAAACGTAGTTGTTGTAATCTACGGGACCCGCAATATTTGGTGACCCTTGGGTCTGTCCTTTGCCTGGCGCCGAACCTCCCTGCTTGAGTGCTGAGTTCATTGGTACAACGTAAGCTTTATTATTACTAAAAATCATTGTGCAGCCCATGAAACTCAGAAACCCAAGATAGTTCTCAAGCAGCACGCTTGGACCTGACTTAAACAAAGAACCCATGGAGTCTGTGATAACAGCGTCAGTGCAGTTTATACCCGCCTGCGCTCCGCCAGTAACAGCATCAAGATCTATAGTGTCAAAAATTCTTATAGCCTCATCTAAAGCTTTTGAATATCGTCCGTCAGTAAATATTCCATCGAATGGCGTACCTCCCGTCAAATCTTTATCTATACCCACATAATTCTCCCAGCCGCTTTTCTGCTTACCTAGGACCCATTTAATTATTTCAGTATACGCCTTAATGGGTGGATGATTGAATACTTCGGGAGCCTCACTCATCATACCCCACTGCTCCACCTTTCCATCTTCCTGGTTATTTATAATTGAAGACCAGCCTGGGTTTTTATATATGTTAACTCCTGCCGGATACAGCCCTGGAGTCATAGTGGTTAACTCAGCCAGAACTTGTGCCTTGTTCTTTATTACCGCCTCATACCGCGCGCTGCCGAAAGTTTGGTTGACGCTCATACCGTCCAGGGTACCAATAAAAAGAGCTTTCCTTGAGGTACTGCCAAGAGCTGCGTGAGCTTTTACAGAAATATCTATGAAGTGTGTGCCTCCACGTTTCTGTCCTTCCACGTCCGTGAGTTGAAACCCTTCCACTGCAAATCCTCCAGGAGGAATTAAACTCACGGTGGCTGTGGGTATGCTACCAACCTGATACGTGAGTGTTGCCCCATTAGCGTCCCCCAAACTGCATTTAATTTTTACATCTTTTGCTGCCATATTAAATTAACTCTCTCTATATAAGCTAACAGTAAACCTGTCACTTTGTATACATCGTTATAGTGTAATCTCCATAAATTTTCATAAGAGCTAGAGCACAGCTCTCTGTTATGTTCTAGCATAGCGTCTACTACCATGACTCTGTTGGAAAGCTCCGCTAACTTTGCCGTAAAATCAAAGACCAGAGGAGCTGTTGAGTTGAATGACCAATACTTGTTGCCTAGTGTTGTAAAATTTGGGAGATCTCCAGATATGGTGCAGGTCAGCCCAGAATCGCCCATTACTATTGTGTTTGATGTTGTTGGGCTTCCAGGAGAGCCTTCCACGACAATCTGCATGTTGTCGCTGTTCGTGCGTGCAGGTGCGCCCGGCTTATAATACTTTTTGTTTGTTGGAGAGTATATCAATACAGTGTTTGTATTTCCTAATTGCCATACATTAAAATAGGTTGTTGCTGAATTGATGTCAGGAGAATTTTTTATCTCGCCGTCGACCAGCAACTCAAAATCTTTTGAATTAGACGATGTGTGTGCGTTTCCAGAAAATTTAAAATACTCACGGATCTCGTGCAATGCGTACGATATTCTATTGTCGTAAGCTAGGATATCCTTGTATCTATCCGTACTGTTCACGAGTTGGAGGTAACAATACAATAAAAACTCCTTGTAGTAATCAGAGCTACCCGAAGGAAAAAGGATATCGTAAAAATTACTCAACTCTTTAGGCAATTTCAATTGAGTATAATTTCTAGCCACAAACAAACTAGAACGTGCGTATGTTCGTAATGATGTGTATGTGTCGGTGGTGGCTAGTGGCACACCCAATTCGTTAGCTATCACCGAGCTTGTGCTTCCGGCCAGCGAAAAAAAGTCAGGCGTCGTGAAATCTGTGGCGTTTAAATTTAAATTAACAAGCAATGATGCAGAGTGATTAACCATATTTATACTCCTTCACCTATAACAGCCAAATTAAATACAAAGTGCCCCATAGTGTCAGG